GGTGGCCGGCGGCACGCCGTCGATGTTAGCGCCGAAGACACCGCCCGAGGAACCGGCGAATGCCGTGTACACGCCACCGGCTGGAAAGACCGATCCGACGAGATCGACTGTGTTACCTGTGATGTTGGTGATCGCCCACTGTCCCCAGATGGCGCCTGGCTGAACAGTGACACTGAAACCGGAACCAGTGCCTCCGATCAATGTATTGGAAACGGTCAGCACATCGCCGACGAGATACAATCCGTTGCCTGGATTGTTGATTGTAGCCACGGTCACTACGCCGCCAGCAACCGTGACATTGAGCGTCATGCCGCTGCCAGCACCGCCGGTTGTTGCTACATTAGTGTAGGTGTTGGCCGTGTAGCCGGAGCCTGGCACCAGCGCGCCAATTGTATTCGTCATCCACTCGCCTGGCGCGCCCTGCGGAGCCGGCATGTTGTAAAGCGCAGCCAGCAGCACACCGTTGGCGCCGTAGGTTGCAGGCGGCACGCCGCCGGCGTTGAGCGGAACCCGCGTGATATTCCATTTGCCATACAAGGTCTGCTGCGTGGCGGTCGACAAGCCGGCGGTCGATGAAAGCGTAAGCGTGATGACCCCACCTCCACCGGACGTGATGTTTGTGATGCTCGGCACCGCGGTGGCACTCGGCGTCACGCCAATCGAGGTGGTCACGTCCATGAGCTCGAGCGTCTTGCCTGGACGCGAAAGAACGTCGAGCCATTCGCCGCTGAAGTTGACCTTGCTCCAGCGCTTGAGCAGCCAGTCATAGATGAGGATCGTGTCAAACAAACCAGCTAGGCCGGCGAGCGACTTGAACGCAAAGTACATGCGGCTCGCGACTGGATCGGTAGTCGCGATGATGAGCTGAGTGTTGGAGGTGTCGAGGTTGGCAAAGATGTAACGGTCGACCATTTCCTTGCCGACCGGCGTGGGCGCATTGCCTGGTGCCATCTGCTTAAACCCCTCCTGGGACAACCAGAAGAGGTTATCCTGGTCGATCACCCACCCGTAGTTGGCATAAAGACCATTGCCGTCGCCGCCCGTGATTTTGGTAATTGTAAACACGACCGGCGAGCCTGGCGCGTAGCTCAACAAGCGGGCCATATTGTCCTGAAAGATCACACCATATAAATCGAAACCCGCAACCGCCTTGGGCCGGCCACCGTCTGGGAGCTCCTGAAAGTCGGACTGTCCAGCGGTTGCGCCATACACTTCAGGCTGGCTGAGATCGGACCACGCGATGCTGTAGGGGAAATTTGGAATGGCATTTGCGACACCGAACGTGCCGTTGGTCAGACCGGAGAGAACCACAAATCGATTAACGATGGCGATAAAGCCTGCGCGCGGCGGATTGCCGCCAAGGTCGTAGAAATTGCCGCCGGTCTGCAGAAAGAATTTCTGCGGATTAACATTGCCCTGCACCGCGATCACAATCTGATTGTACTGCTCGAATTGCCAATTGGCATCAGAGGCGAGCGATCCATAACTGGGAACTGTGATTGCCGTTATAGACACATGAAATCCGGCCCCAGCTCCGAGGCCTGCGCTCGCGCTGATGACATCGCCCACAATATAGTTGGTGCCAGGCGCGCCGGCGTGGACCACTGCCGACGTGACCGCGCCGCCGGCAATAGTAATATCGAGCAGCATTCCCGTCCCGCTGCCGCCGGTCGCCGGCACTGCGGTGTAGGTGCCATTCGTATAGCCTGCGCCGCCGGTGACAGTGCCAAGAGTGATGCTGACTTGCGACACCTCGTTCCAGCTGAAGGTCGTATTGTCCAGCTTGTAGAGCCGCGACACTGCGGTGCCGGCAAACAAACTGACGGTCCCATCTGCATTGCGAGCGAAGAAGAAGCCGCGGCAGGGTGCCGGCAATGCCTGCGTGAATTGCCGGAAGGACATGAACGGCAGCCAGCCGTCCGAGCGCGGCAGCACGTTGCTAACATTGGCCGACACCTGGGTCTCTTGATCAGCCCGATCAGGAACCCAAGGCGGGAACGGCATGCGCTGCAGATAGGGAGGCATCAGAATAACATCGGCCTTATGCGGCCCATCGAATTCATTCGATTAGCCTGCGCCTGGATTGCCTCGTAAGCATCATAGGTCGCGCCGACCATGCCGCCGTTGTACTCAGGCGCAAACGGTGACATCAGCCTGGCGAGATCGGGATCGCGCAGCACATTGATGGCAAGCTCGAACTTTGCTCTCGAGCGGATCAGTTTTTCCCCGTCCGTGAACCAGCGATTTCCGATGACATCGGCACCGCTCGCGCCCACTGGCTGCATCGGCGCGGCGAGGTGGACGTGGCCACCGACAGTCATCAAGAACGGCCCTTGGCCGGTTGTGCTAATCGCCGTTACTGTTTGCTGGAAACCGGAGCCGCCGCCTGGAAGCAGGAAAGTTGTGATGACATCCCCGACCTTGAAGTTGAAACCGCCATTAGCGATCGTCGTCGCCTGCACCTGGCCGAAGCTGTTGACGGTGACATTGAGAACAAGTCCGGTGCCGCTGCCGGCGCCGGCCTCCACCGCAGGAACCGCCGCGTAAACGCCTGGCGTATAACCGGTGCCGCCAACGAGAAGCCCGAGCTGCGTGACCGGTCCAGTGCCTGGAGTGCCCGTTGGAGGCACGGGATAGATCATGATGTTTTCATTCATAAAGCTGTAGATGTAGGGTTGCCCCATCTGGGTGCCGGTCTGCGTGAGGATCAATATTTCCTCGGGCTGCACGCGCGGCATGTCGAACACCGCCGGCGGGATCGTGATCGTCAGAAAGTCGATGTGATAAACCTGTATTGGGCCCTGCACGGCCGGAAAGTTGATGTCGGAAAAAATGTTGTAGTTCTGCTGGCCGCCGGTGGTCAGGAATGTTGTTGTAAACGTCTCATTGAACCTGAACCGCTCTTGCGCATAGATGTCGATGGCATCGCAGACCGCAATCTGGATGCGGTCATCGATGGTGTGCTGGCGCTTCAGCTCGTCGTCAATGCGATCGAGCATGAAGCCCATCGTGCCCCAAGCATGCGTCGATGGCCAAGAGGTCGCCATAGTTTATTTGGTCAGCCACGCGCCGTTTGCGAAACTGAAGAACAGCGTGATGATGGCAGTGGTGATGGTGACGCCGCTATTGGCGCCGTTGATGGTGTCAGTACCATTCGGATAGGCCGTGATGGTCGAACCCGTGTTGTTTGCGACTGCGACCTGCAATCCTGACCTCGCTGGCATCAGCGTGCCGCCGGTTGTCGGCGTCGTCCCAGTGGTAATCGAGGTGAAATTAACCGAGTTCTGAGTGATCGGCGTCGCCGTGCCGGCGTTGCTGCCGTTTGTTGAGGCGTTGCCTTGCGTAATGATGGTCTCAAGCGAGCCTGAGTAGCCGGTACCGATGCCGTCAGCGAACCAAATGCCAGGCGTGAAGCACTGGAAGGGTGTTGTCGTGCTGCCTGCTAGATAAACCGACGCATTGACGCTTTGGCCGTTGATCGAATTGCTCGGATCACTGGGATGCGGATAGCAGTTGATCGCATTTACGCTCGTGTTTGCGATATAGATAACTAGTCCTGCAAAGGATTGCGGCCGATAGGTCTGCGGCAGAATGCACGCAGCGGCGCTGATGGTGGCGATTGTGAGCTGCGCGCCAGAACCGCCAGGAATGACGGGAGTGACAACGTCGCCGACTTTGTAGCCAACGCCAGGGGCCACCACCGTGGCACCAGCTTGGACGACGCCGCCTGAGATCGTGCCGCTGACAGTTAGCCCGCTGCCGCTACCACCGGTCACCGGCACAGCAGTGAATGTGCTGCCGGTGTAGCCGGAACCGCCGGCCGTCACCGTAAGGGTGAGCACACCGCTTACGGCCGAGAATAGCGTATTGGAGGCCTGTATCTGATAGCCGTTCGTCTGCGATGTCTGTGCGCTGGTGATATTGGCACCAGTTCCGAGTGGCCCCGCATCAACTGAAGTCAGATTGTAATAGGTCATCTGCGCTTCTTCGCGCATCGTCATCTCGAGACGGCCGGAATACATGCCGCCGGCAAAACCTACGAGGGGAGGACCGGTGATGTCTGGCATGGTTCAGCCCAATTGTCCGAAGCGGCGCGATTTCTCAGCGCCACCTGCCTTGCCCATGTTTGGATATTTGCGATGCACAGCTGCGCGCACCTGGGCCTTTTGAGCCGAGGTACCGTGCTGGCTCACTCGTGCTAAAGCGTTTCTGGCGTGAGGGGGGTCATGGATAGGATAGGCCCGCTCCTTCGGCAGCGCGAAGTTGCTCGTCTCGATGTGCTTACGCGCCGCTGCGGTGAGGACCGCCATGACACGGCCCTCAGTTCGGATTACCGGTCGTGGCGAGCATGAAATAGACGATCGGGACAATCGCGCCGGTGGCCGTCGTGGCATTAGGGTTAGTCAGCGTCAGGATCAGCTGTCCTGGGCTAACTCCAGCAGTGGTGTTGTTCTGGGCTGAACAGACGAGCGCCGAAGCCACTGCCGCCGCATGGGCATCGACCGTGCACAGCACCATGTCGGCCACCGGCACCCCAGGCACTGGCGCCGCCGTAAAGGCCTGAGCCTTGGTGTTGTTGACCGTGATGACGGTGGCCGATAACGCCGCAAAGGTCTGCGACGGGAGCGTGATCGCGCCGGCTGCGCCATTGCACGCCACGGTCTGGGCACCGGTGCCGCCGGCCGTGACTGCGCATGCCCCGAGCTTCAAGCGGGACATGTCGGTGGGCTGCTGCGCGCCCATACTGTTCTCGCCGGTCTCGGTGAGGGTGACGATCGGTGTCGTGTTGACCGCTGCTGCATAGGCGATCGCGCTCGCGATCGAGACCGCGCTGAGCGCTGAAATGAGGCGCCGCATGTGGCCCTCCATTTGATTGTTGGAAACGGGGCGGGGCGGCGCTCGGCCGCCCCGTAGCTGTCAGCCTTCATGGCCGGTGAAATCGACCAGGCACTCGAAAGAGCCCTGTGTCGGAGCTGTGCCCGCTCCCGCCACCAGGAACATGACGGCATAGACGTCGATGTCGCCCTGAGCTGGTGTGGGCACCGCGCCGCCGCTCGCTTGGGCTTGCGCCATGCCGGCGAAGCCCTCGCCTTCAGGAGGACCGGCTGAGCACAGCGTCTGTGATGCTGACGCCGGACCGCCGGTAATGGCCGCCTGATAAGCAGCCGGAATGCCAGGACCGACCTGATAACCGGTCAGCACTGACCGCAGACACCCAACAGTCGTAACCGCATTCGCCGCTGGAGCGGCGTAAGCACCGTATTCAGTGCCAGCAACTGGAGCCGTGATGTAGCCGAGCACATAGAGCGTAGCCGGCTGCAGCCCAGCTGTGTTGGTAGTGCTGAACGTGTTCGCTGGCGCGTAGAACAGGCCGAAGCTCGTCGACGTGCCGCCTGACATAGCTTCCAGACAGAAGATCGACACATTGTCGATCCAGGCGCCGCCTGGAATGGTGCCGATCAGGATGCCGCCGGTGTTGGTAGCAAGCGTGCCAGTCGTAGCCGTCAATGTGCCGGTCGAGTTCGGCGACATCGTTCGCGGCAGTGCTTGGGTTGGCGGTGACAGTGGCCCAGGAACTGCGCCATATGAGACGACGCTGTTCCACGACAGTATTCCGGAGGCCAATGGCGAGCCGGAAGTGCCGCCCCAGTGAGTGCTATAGGCTGCCTGCGCAGTGGGATCATTAGGCCCGCCGCGCTGGATGTAGTGTCGCATTTGCCACGGGAAGATGCGGGCGCCGACGCCAGGGACATTAGTTGCCATGATGGTCAGCTCCTCTCACGTATGCGCCGCGGCGTAGGTCGAGCAAACAACCGTGCCGTAGTCGATCGCGTTGTACTGGGTTCGTTTAAGCCCATGGATGGTCCAGGCGCTGACCTCGAGGCGCCTCTTGTGATCGAAGAGCTCCTCGTTCCATCTGTATTTGCCTGGAGCGTCGCGTTGCCCGAACGCCATCATTCCGGCCTGGCCGCCGAGCAGCACGGCGCGGAATGTGTTGGCCACGACCGCGCCGGCGTTGGAGACGCCATTTGGTAGGTCGTAGGCCTGCCGGATGATGACTGAGTTGTATTCTCCCAATGCGCCCGTATATATCGGGTTGTTGGTAATTTCGCCGCCCGTCATCGCTGCTTTGGAAATATCCAACCACTGACCAGTGCTTGTTGATGTGCGCAGATCAGTGACTTGGAAAGGATGGAGATAGACGACGTATTTGTCGGTTAACGTTGCGTTGTAGTCGCGCCGACCACCTGGTCCAGGCTTTGAAGTAATCCGAACTGGACGAATTTTCGGCGTCGCCGTGATTGCTTGCTCTTTCAATTTATCGAGCAATTGCAGGGAGAAAACGTCCGCCGAGGTCAGGGCTGCATCGTCAGTCCGACTTGATTGTCTGACAATGCGCGTCGTCGCCGGCACCGCCTGCAAGCCGGTGAAGCGAATATCTGTTTGAGGGGTGAACCCACAAAACTGATTGAACGCCGCCTGAGAAAAGCGCTTCGCGTACCAATCAGCAAGCCCATCGCGAGCCTCCTCGCGGAGATCGAACGGCACGCGCTGAGCGTCGATTGTATTGGTTGATTTTACACCAACAACATGTCCGAGCTCGTTGATGACAACGGCGTCGGAGTAGATCGTGAGGCTTTCGCCATTGCCTTCAGCTAACTGATTTTCCGTGAAACCAGCACCAGTTAATTGAAGGCGCAGCCCGTAGGTGACTTTGTCGCCAGCGCCTTTCGAACTCTCTGTTTTACGATGCAGAATTGCGTTGGCGTCGTCGCCGATTAACGGAAAAATGTCGGTATATTTGAGAGCTTCGACATCCAAGCTCTTGGACCAAAGTTTGACCGCAAGCGGATCATTGGTCCCGAAGTTGGTCATTGCCATGTGGGCGCATCCCCATATGACTGAGGGCGCGCGCAACCTTGCGGCTGCAACGCCCTAGTTGATCGAATGGGTGAGTGCGCGAAAAAGCCCGTTCGCGCGGCGTGCCACCGATTGCCCGATGGTGGCCCCGACCGGCCATTGCGACCTGCTTCTTCAGCAGGCCCCTGCGGTTCACAGGGTGGCGAGTTTCCGAGCCGCCACGTCCGACCAATCGCAACTAGCCGCGCGAAGTACGGCAACGCCGACTGCAGTGATCCAACTTCTGGTCCGGAGCTTTGTAGATGCCCTCAGCGACACTGCCGCGATAAACTGCAATCGCAAACTCGGTTTTAGAACACCGTTCTATTCTTGTCAATTCCCGAACAGTTGCTTGACCTGAGCCTTGTTCCCTTTCGACATGAGCTCGGCGTATGCAGCCGCGAACTCGTCGTCCGACATATTGGCCAGCATCTCTGCGGTGAGGCCGCCAGGCGCAGCATTGCCGGACACCTGCGAGAGCGATCGAGCCGCAACCTGTCCATTGCGGATTTGGTTGATGACATCGGTGGCGCTCTGGCTGCCAGGACGGGGTACAGCGGGTGCCGGTGTCCCGCTCAGCGGCGTACCAGGCCTCGCCGGCTGCTGCTGGCGCTGTGGCTGCGCGGCAGGTTGCTGTTGTTGCGGCTGGGGCTGGAACCCGCGCACCCGCGCGAGGCGATAGATGTCTTCGGCAGGATTGCGGTTTGCCTCGAAGGCATTGCGATAAAGGTCACGCTCTTCCTGCTGGATGATGTTCTGCACATCGACCGGAAGATCCCTCTGCGCGGCCTGCAGCAATTGGTCGCGGGTGGCGCCTGGATAGCTGTTCGCCATCAGCTCGGCTGCGCGGTTGAGCATCAGATACGAAT